CGGCAACCAGCATCTGAACCCGGAACGGTTCACAGGCTTTGCTCCGCGGTATTCCACCGTGAACACTGCAAACTCACAGACAGCCAACAACGTGCTCAACGCTGGTGGCACGGCCTCGACCAATACTTCGATCTGGATCAACACTTGGGGCAGCGATACCTGCCATGGTACGTTCCCCAAGGGCAAGCTCACCGGCCTTCAACACCGCGATTATGGCGAATGGCCGGTTCAGGACTCGGCAGGCAACACCTATCAGGCCTACCGCGATCACTTCAAGTGGGAAATCGGCCTCGTCCTGCGCGACTGGCGCTATACCGCTCGCATCGCCAACATCGACGTGACTCAGCTCACCGGCGTCTCCGCGGCCAACCTGATTAACCTTCTGGTCCGCGCCTTGTATCGCTTGCCCACGGCCCCGGCCATGGCCACAGCGATTCAGACCTCTGACACTCCTGAGGTTCGCGCCAATATGGGCCGGGTAGTGATCTACTGCAACCGCGTTGTCCGCACCTACCTTGATCTCCAGGCCATGAACAAGACCAACGTCTTGCTTCGGCTAGAAGAGTTCGATGGCAAGGTCGTGACCACGTTCCGTGGCATTCCGGTGCGTACGTGCGATGCCATTCTCAACAATGAGGCCCAGGTGGTCTGAGGGAGATCCAACATGATTTTAGACGCACTCCTAACATTCACCGGAACGGGCAACGGCGCCACCGGTGGCATCACGGCCTCACAGTGGGCCGATGCACCAACAACCGGTACCCAAGCCGCCTCTAACGTCATTGACCTTGGTGTCAAGTCTGGCGTGCCGTCATCGGCAAATGGTGGCGGCGCACGTGACCTTGGCATTGGCGATGACCCGTCGCTCAAGCTATCGGCGCTATGCACGGTTGCATTCACTGGTGGCACGAGCCTACAGCTCCAGCTCCAAGGCGCACCTGATAACGGCTCGGGCGCCCCTGGCACGTACACCACAATGTGGACCGGACCGGCATTTGCCGAAGCGGCTCTTGTTGCCGGTGCACAGCTCGCCAACATCGATGTGCCGCGTGCAATCTGGGAACAGGTCCTGCCGCGGTTCCTGAATCTGAACTTCATCTCCGTTGGCACACACACCGGCGGCAACATCGAAGCTCAGATCGTGATCGATCGCGACGATCAAATCATCGGCTCGTCCGGTGCAATGTCTGGCTATCCCGCTGGCATTGTGGTTGCAAACTGAGGGGAATACAATGCGCAAGCTTTTACTTTCCTCAGCGGCTTGGGCCTTAGCAGCTTCGGCTGCTTTGGCGCAGGTTAACTCTGTGCCACAGGTTGGTGTCAACACGGCCAATCTTCGACAACAGACCTATTCGGCAGTTTCAGTCGGTCTTGTTCCAGCGGCATCGGCGACGGATATATTTTGTATCGCTGGGTCGACTACAAGAACTGTCACGATCCGGCGCATTGAAGTCTCAGGTACAGCAACCACGGCGTTAACAACACCGATTGTTGTCTTGCTTCGGCATTCGCTTGATACCGGTGGCACCGCCGCCACCGGTACAGCATTGCCAGTATCAGCGCCAAACAACTCAACGAACCAGACACCTGGGGCTGCAACATTGACGGCATACACTGCCAATCCAACCATCAATGATTCGTCGCCATCGTACTTTCGCGTGAACGCCTTGAACTTATCGCCAGCAGCGACGGCAGTTGGTTCAGATATCGTTGTCTGGGCCTTTGGTACAGAGATTGACGCATATGAACAGGGCATTGACCTTGTAAAAGGCACGACGCAGCAACTATGCATTAATCTCAATGCGGCCAGCGTTTCTGGTGGGTCGGTCAGCATTGGCATCGAATGGACGGAGCAATAACATGGCAAGATGGAAGTTACTGAATCCGCACTATATCAACGTCCCTGGTACCAAGTGGGAATACAAGGAAGTCGACCGCAACACCGGTCGCGAAGTCCGCAAGGATCTTTCTGTCCCGATGTTCCTGGATCCGCGCGACCCCAATGAGTGCAATTACAAATGGGGCAACCGCGATAACCAAGAAGGCGAAATCATCGTTTGCCATGAAGGCAAAGGTGAGCCGCGCGATATCGTGTTCATTGGCGATCCGACACCAGACATGGTTCCGCTTGATGACGAGGCCAAAGCCATCTCGGCAAAGTTCGAGAAGATCTGGGATCATCGGCCAGAGTCCGATCTCCAGACGTTCTCGCAGTCGCTGGTTGACAAGTTCCAGATCGAGATAGCAGCGGCGCAATCGAAGCCGCAGGCCCAGACTATCGAAGGCATGACCGATCTCGTATCTGCCATGACCAAGATGGCTGAAACCAATGCACAGTTGATTGCGGCCTTGGCAAAGCCAGAACATAGAAAGATCTAACGATGGCAACAATCACCACTAGCGTCGGATCGCCAGGAACGGTATCGGCCGCTAGTGGTGGTCGAACCTATTCGTTCAATAACTTAACCACGACGCCTCAGCAGGTTGTTGGCGCAAATCCGCAGCGGCAGAAGATAACTTTTCACAACCCTGGAACAGTAGACATATTTGTGGCCCCAGTCTACGTCATTTCCAACGGATCAGATACCGCGCTTACACCAACGCCAACATCTCTCGGAGGTTGCTTTCGTGTCTATGCTAATGGAGGAACCCTTGTCATCGATGGCGAATGCCAAAAACCATACCAAGCATTCTCTGCTTCTGGCACTGGTAACCCTCTTACTGTGGTTGATTCCAGCATCTAGCTGGGCACAGAATCCACAGTGTCCAACGCGGCCTCTTGGCGATAGCTCCAATGCTTGCGCTAGCACTGCTTTTGTTTCGTCGGCTATTAGCTATACATTGCCGCCTACGACAACGGCCGACCAAATTCTGCTCTCTGGTGCGTCAACCGTACCAAGTTGGTCCACTTATGCATTTCCAACATCAGTTGCTTCTGGCTGTATTCTCCAGGCAACTAGTTCTACCGCAATCTCATGTCTATCTGTTAGCCTAACCAGCCTTGCAACGGTTGCAAACAATACTGTTATCGGCAATGTTTCTGGGTCAACGGCAGCGCCAATTGCATTATCAAATACTCAGGCTACGACGCTTATTAATCCGTTTACATCAAGTCTCTCTGGCGCTGTTCCAGCATCTGGTGGCGGCACAACGAACTTTCTTCGTGCCGATGGTACATTTGCGAGCCCTGGGTCAAGTAGTAACTCATGCACTAACGCAACCAGTATTGGCTTTGTTGGGAATGGAAGCACGGCTAATGATACAGCATTTGCTAACTGGTGGGCATCATTACCCACCACAGGCGGTTGTATTCAGTTCTCGCCGGGTATATATGTCTTCTCTTCGCAAGTAGCAAATACATACTCTGGAACCAAAGAATCTATTAGTATAATTGGGGCAGGTTCTGGGGCAACAATTTTTCGGTGGCCAAATACCAATGGTGGGTTTCAGTTTACCAGTAATAACAAGAATAACGTCATTCATTTATCTGGGTTCTCCGTGCAAACAACTCAGGTAAATAGTGGGACAGGGATTTATCTTATTGGAGCTGGGGCATCAGTGCCTGTTCCATCTTCTACGTTAACAGACATTGTTGTCACAGGAACAGACCTTGATGTACAGGCATTCACTGGCAGCGATTATTGGAACGTCGGTATCCGTATAACGACATGGGCAAATTTTACTATAAGTGCTGTAAATACGTCTGGCCCATATACCTACAGCGGCTCAGGTGGTGGGACTGGAATATTAATTGAAGGTAACTCAACCAGCACGACATACACTACAATTGTTAATATTGTAAACTCATCGTTTAACTTTCATACTTATGGGGCGTATCTTGGCTCATGTTGGCAAGGCGTTTATTTCAATCAAGTACAGTTCAATGGTCAGACTGGAAGTGATGCAATCTATGCGCCTACTCCAGCTGGATCATGTGTTAATGCTTTGCTTTCAATTGTTGCGAGCCAGTTAAATTATGCGGGGACACAAATCAATGTCTCAAACGTTAATACTTTATTAGTGTTAGGAGATTCAATCTATTGCTATTCCAATGGATGCAGTGGAATATTATCTAGTGGGGGATCAGCATTACAAGCTACAAATAATCTATTCTCGACAATCAATGGGTCGCCAACTGGTACATATGGCATTGCTACGTCAGGTTCGTGGGGAAATGTTGGCAACAACATTTTTACTGGCTTAGTAGTAGGCGTCAATTTGTTATCGGGGTCTAACAACTATGTTGTTTCACAAGATGTATATATAAGTGTCGGCACGCATTTTGTAAACAGTGGAACAACAAACAACGTCGGTGGTGCAGTTCCGTAGGAGGCAATATTGGCTGATGAAGATAAAGAATCCGACCGCGATATCTTGCTCCGCATTGCACGGGAGCTAAAGACCATTCGCGAAGGTATCGGCAAGGTCTTATTTGCCGTTGGCGAATCGGAAGCCGAAGTGCCAATGAAGTTCTTGCACTTCACTGCGTACGTTCATCACCTTCAAAGCATTATGTGGCTCTATACTGAACGTGGGCATCAAGTTCCGCCGTACATTCTGAAAGAAGTCGAGCGCTGCGATGATCGTCTGCGGCAGCTTCTGACTGAGCTACACACTGATGGCGGGGCGTTTGAAAAGGTCCGCGCCAGCATGGCCAACGATCCTGAGAATCGTTGGGATCATACGAGGTTACTACCGGGAAAGGCAAGCGAATGAAACAGGGTAAGAGCAACACCACCTATAGCGCCAAGCAGGAACCGATTTCGCATGGGATCAATCCTGCGTACGCTGCAAGCATCGGCATCGAAGAGATGCGGACCAAACCGCTCGCTGTGCATACAGCGCCGGGGGTTCAGGCTCCAATGGTAAGCCAGACATGTCACAAAGCCGGATCGCAAGGGAAACACTGATATGGCATTCGATTTCTAACGGGCATCAATGCTGCTCAACATTGTCGAGAAGGTATCCACGGTTGCGCCGGGATACTCGCACATCACTAGTGAAGCAATGGCAGAGCTTCGCGAAATGAACGAGGGGCTGCGCAAGGAAAGCTTGAAGGAAAAGGGCTTGCCTATCACGCCAGCAGTTGTTGGCGATGGCACGCCAGCCTTACAAGGTGGGCCTGAAAACCCAATCACCAATCCGCAGCTGGAAGCCTATCTAGTTGCATCCAAGCCTGTTGAAGCAGATCTGACTTCGCCAAGCGCCATCACCAAGGCCGCAGAGACACCTCCCACGCCAGTGATTGATACCGCCAGCGACACAAGCACAATTGAAAGGAAAATCTAATGGCGAAAGACTTTCTCAGCGAGTTTGGGCCTGAGGCTAAATCAGGCGCTCGCCCAAGCAACGGCGGCAAGATCGAGCCGAAGGAACTGCCGTATGATCCGCCGGTTGGCCCCAAGGGTATTCAAGGCAACAACAAGCCGGGCCTTGGTGGTACCAACTATGGCAATTGTGGAACTCAGGGCAAGCGCTAATGACCCAACTTGTGGACGTATTCAATCGGGCCTTGCAGGTTATTGGTACACGTACCACAATGACGCTTGCTGAGTTTCAGAATCAAACCTCGAACGAGGCCATTCAAATTGGCCTTGTTCAAAACCAACTGCGGCGGCGGCTTCTGCGGATGGCTCCATGGAACTTCGCGATGAAAACCGCGAACCTTGTGTACATCACCAGCTCGCCCGGGACCCCAGAGAACCCAATCAATGCCACGACTCTTTGGGCGCCCGGCCAGCCTGCGCCTCCGTGGAACTATGAATATCAATATCCAGTCGATTGCGTACGCATGTGCTTTGTGATCCCATCAACGCAGACTGGATTCGCAGGTGGCATCCCGATCACAACAGCGGTTACAGGAGGCGCAGCCAGCTTTTGGCAGGGGCCGCCAGTTAAGTTCAAAATCCAAAACGACCAGTTCTATCCTGTGATTGCAGCTGCTGTTGCAAATGGTGGGTCCGGCTATGCGGTCAATGATATCATTACTTTGGCACAGCCTACGAATACTAATAATCTTACGCTTGGCACAGTTGGCGCTCCAGCATTGTTGGTTGTCACAGGTGTCACTGGCGGCGTAATCACAGGTGTCGCTGTTGTCAATCAGGTCTATGGCGAAACGACAGGCACTCTTGGTGGCAGCTACTTTGTGTCTCAGACCAATCCACAGGTGCAAGGATCAACGTCAGGGTCAGGCACTGGAGCAACGTTCACGTTGACCTATGGCCCAATAGGCTCTCAGTCTGTAGTCCTATGCAATCAAGAGTTCGCCATCGGCACCTACGTCCAAGACATCACCGACCCAAACAACATGGACGATGCATTTCAAGAATGCTGGGCCAACGTTCTTGGGGCCACCATTTGCATTGCACTATCAGGCGACAAGAAACTCGCCAATGGCGCAATTCAGTCTGCGAACGTAATCATTGAGCGCGCGCGGACCATGGATGGTGATGAAGGCTTCACAGTCAACGATGTGACACCAGACTGGATACGCATCCGCGGCATCGATTTCTCTGCACCATATTCTGGGCCATTCACTGGCTTTGATTGGGGCGGCTTATTCCCGATCTTTGGTTGACCTATGAGTGATATCTCAATCCAGGCTTCGTTTAACTCAGGCGAGTGGGCGCCGCAGCTTGCCGCGCGTGTTGATCTCCAGAAGTATCGCTCTGGCGCAGCGTTGCTTGAGAACTTCTTTGTGGATTATCGTGGCGGCGCAAGCACCCGGCCTGGAACAAAGTATATCATTCAATGCCGTACATCAGCCGATACCGTTCGGCTGATTCCATTTCAGGCCTCGTTTAACGTCGGCTATATTCTTGAGTTCGGGCAGAATTACATTAGATTCATCTTTGATGGGTCGCCAGTACTTGAGAACTCATTTGCAATAACTGGGGCAACAAAAGCCAATCCATGCGTGCTGACTATTCCCAGCAACAATTATGTCGTCGGCGATTGGATCTTTGTCCAGAGCATTGTCGGTATGACACAGCTCAATGACCGATATTTCATTGTCTCGGCGGTGTCTGGGTCATCCGTAACAATCACCGATCTAAATGGCGCTGCGATAGATTCTACAGGATATACTACGTATACCTCAGGTGGCACAGCCCAACGGATCTACACGATTGCCTCGCCATATGCCGCGTCCGATTTGGCCCTAGTCAAATTTTCACAGAGCATTAATGAAATGATTCTGTGCCATCCGAGTTATCAAACACAAGTGCTTACATTGGTGACAGCAATTGATTGGACGCTGCTGCCGATTGTGATCGGCACAACTGCAAATGCCCCGACTTCATTTACCACATTTACAACACTAAGCAGTGGCAGTGTTGCATATTCATACGTCGTCACATCAATAGATTCCTCTGGGCAAGAGTCATCTGCTAGCGCTCCAGTCGGCCTTACTGGACACCAAGATATCCGCAGTTATGCAGGTTCGAACGCGATTGCTTGGACGGCACCAGCAGGTGCCGTCGCTTTTAATATTTACGAATCTAATGTATCGTACTTCGGTGTGATACCTGCTGGCGTTGAATATGGGTTCATCGGTACAACGCAAGGAACAGAGTTTATTGATTCGAATATTACCCCAGATTTCTCGCAGACTCCGCCAGTCGCAGAGAATCCATTTACTGGCTCCGGAGTCGCAAGTGTTGCTGTAACAAATCCGTCAACATATACCACAGTGCCGTCTGTCTCATTCACAGGGGCAGCTTCAACAATTACGGCGTCAGCGACAGCGATCCTACAGGTTCAAGGCACTCCGACTGTTGGATCAGGTGGAACTGGCTACGCTGTTGGAAACACTGTTTTGTTTACAAACGGTGTTATCCTAGTTGTTGCCTCAGTAAGTGGTGGCGTCGTTACTGCTTGGAAACCTGTGACTGCAACATTCTCCAGTCCTGGTTCAGTAACATCTGGGCCAACACCAGCAAACCCTGTTGTTCAATTATCAACGTCAGGGTCAGGCACTGGAGCAACCGCGAACTTAACTTGGGGCGTTGGCCTTGTTCAGGTTCTATCATCTGGCGCTGGATATACATCAGTGCCGACTGTAACCTTTTCTTCTGGCAGCGCCACTGCAACTGCTACGTTGGCCGCGACATCAAACGGCTATCCATCTGTTCCAGTGTTCTTTCAGCAGCGACTGGTTCTGGCAGCGCCAACTGGTGCACCTCAGACGTTCTACCTTTCGCAACCGGGGAATTATTTCAATTTCAACATTTCATCTCCGGCGCAAGCTAGCGATGCAATCACTGGCACGCTTGTGTCAGGGGAGTTGAACACAATTAAATCTATCGTGTCTTCAACTGCTGGTATGCTATTGCTTACTGATCAGGGATCGTGGGTTGTAAATGGCGGGTCGTCTGGCTCAGCAATTTCGCCATCAGCAATTGTTGCTAATGCACAGTCATTTGTCGGCGCTAATGATGTACCGCCAATTGTTGCAAACTATGATATCCTATACGTTCAATCAAAAGGCGCTGGCATTCGCGATCTTGCGTATAACATCTATTATAACGTCTTCACAGGCACAGATATCTCAGTAATATCATCACATCTGTTCTTTGGCTATCAGATCCTAGAATGGGCTTGGGCCGAGGCTCCATTCTATATAGCCTGGGCTGTACGAAATGACGGCACGTTGCTGTCACTGACATATCTTAAAGAACAAGATTTCATTGGTTGGGCGCACCATACGACAGTCGGTGGGGCGTTTGCTTCGGTGGCGGTTGTAACCGAAGATACGTCTATTGCAGGAAACGTCGACGCTGTATACACAGTAGTAGAACGAACTGTGAATGGCAACGCGGTTAAATACATCGAGCGAATTGCTGAACGGATATTTCCAAATGGCGTTTCAAGCGCTTGGTGTGTTGATTCCGCGCTTAGCTATTCTGGTTCGCCACAGTCATCATTTACTGGAGCTGAACATCTTGCTGGGTTGACATGCACTGGCCTTGCAGATGAAGTGATAATTCCGCCGTTTGTAATGCCAATCAATGGCGAGTTCACGATTCCGACTGTGGCATCAACAGTTGTCGTTGGGATCGGTTACACTTGCAAATTGCAGACGCTGGCACTGGAACTTGGTGGGCAAGAAGCGGTTCAAGGCAAGGTCAAGAAGATTCCGTTTGTAGATATTCGTGTTGCCGACACATTGGGTCTTAGCATAGGCAATGATTTTGATCATCTAACGCCAATGAAGGACCTAGTAATAGGCAATGTATCGTCCATGTTGACAGGGCAGGAATCGCAGGTTGTGACAGGTTTGGTGAATGGGGATGCGCAAACGTATCTGGGCCCGGCGTATACGGTCCCCGGGCAATATTGTATTCAACAAGCAAATCCATATCCAGCCTCCGTGCTTGGTGTATTCCCTGCCTTCGTAATAGGTGATGACAGATGAGCATGTTTGTAATTCTAGCCTTGCCAAGAAGTCGAACGACGTGGTTATCGCGGTTCCTGACTTATGGTGATTGGACCTGTAACCATGAAGAGATCAGGCATTTTCGTGGCTTGGATGACATCAAGTCCTGGTTTTCACAGGATATGATTGGGTCGGCTGAGACGGCAGGAGCACCTTGGTGGCGGCTGTTGCTTAAGTATCGGCCCGACTGCAAAGTAGCCGTTATTCGTCGAGACCCAGTCGAGGTTGCTGATAGTCTAATGGCCATCGGTGGTTTCAATCGGCAGGCGTTGATAACGCAGATGAAGAAACTTGATGCAAAACTGGACCAGATAGAACATAGGATACCAAATGTTCTATCTGTTGGCTATCATAATATGAACGAAGCGAACTGTGCCAGGATCTTTGAGCATTGCCTGCCATATGCTCATGACCATGGCTGGTGGGAGATCGTCGACAAGATCAATATCCAATGTTCGATGCCTGCGTTGCTTCGGTATTATAGGGCCTATCAGCCGCAATTGCAAAAATTGGAATCACAGGCAAAGCACACGATTCTAGCGCAGTTTGCCGCTAAGCCAGTAGTCCTTTCTGGCGGGCTCAGTATCCAACAGGAGTCTCTTGCATCGTTCTATCAAGATGGTCAGAAGCTATTTGCGGATCATCTGGTTCACGTTGGCGAAGCGCCAGAGGCTGTATTTAACAAGAATTACGAGCTTGGTCAGCGCCTAGAAAATAATGGGGCGCTGCAAATCATGGTAGCCAGATGCAATGGACGTATGTTTGGCTATCTCATGACGATATTAAGCCCGTCGCCAGAGATCCAGGGGCTTGAGAATACAGTTGCATGCCATACCACATTCTATGCCTCGCCTGAGTTCCCTGGGCTTGGGCTCAAGTTGCAGCGGGCTGCACTGCAAGTCCTTCGTGAGCGCGGGATAAAAGAAGTGTTTTGGCGCGCAGGTGTTCGCGGATCAGGGCCTCGCATGGGGCCATTGTATCGTAGACTTGGCGCTGTTGAAGACGGCACTATGTACAGATTAGAGGTGGCATAATGGGTCTCAGTGGCGCGATGGGGGCTGTTGGTATTGGTGCATCCATTGCTGGCGGCATAACAAGTGCGTCTGGTGCGAAACAGCTTGGCGCCGCTCAGCAGCAGATGTATCAATACCAAGCTGGTGTTGCGCAGATCAATGCACAGACTGCGCAGCAGAATGCAGATTATGCTAGGGATCAAGGATCGGCACAGGCTGCGCAGGTTGGCCTTAAGGCTGGCCAACAGATGGGGCAGACGATTGCTGCTCAGGCGTCATCTGGATTGGATATTAACTCTGGATCGGCAGTACAGGTTCGTGCTGGGCAGAAGATCATTACGGGGATGGATGAGGCCCAAGTTGTATCTAACGCGGCCAGAACAGCGTACAACTTCGATGTTCAATCTGTTCAGTACCAGAACCAGGCAACGCTGGATATACTGGCAGGGAATAATGCTGTGACAGCCGCCAGTATAAATGCTGAGTCATCGATCCTCGGCACGGTGTCTTCGGTTGCATCAAAGTGGTCGTCTGGATCCTCAGTTGGCATGTTTAGCGGCGGAGGCAGCGGCTCGTCTAGTAATTCAGGTATGCCAACATTCGCAAGCTATATGGGGGGATGATCTTTGGCAACAGCAGTACCATATAGCCCTGTACCAACGGTAGCGCCAACAGATCCTGCTGTGCCTTATCGGCAGGTAGAAACGCCTTTGGCTGCATTTGGCGGGTTGACAGCACAGGCAACGGAGCATCTTGGGCAGGCAGAAAGCGGCGCTGGCAACGAGATATTTGCTCGCGGCTTGGCGATGCAGCAGTTGAATCAAGAGGCTCAAGCAAACGAAGCCGTTGCGAATTTCCAAAACAAGATGTTGCAATCGTATTCGGACTTCACTGATAAGCGTGGCAACGACGCGGTGCAAGGTCTACAGCCATTTATGGAATCGACAGCGCAGACTCGGCAAGCAATGGCTGCTGGTCTCGACTCAGACTATGCGCGGAAGCTATTCGACAACGAGAGCCGTTCGTCGATGTTTCGGATCAACTTCTCGGCGGCGACACATGCAAAGGAGCAGAATCGGCAGTATGTAAACGGGGCGATCCAGTCGAAGATTGCGTCTGATGGCTACTCGGCATTGCAGAACCCTGCAGACGATGCAGGGTTTCAGGCCTCGATCGATCGGTTGCCACAAGACTACGCGACTTTGGCTCAGACCAATGGCTGGTCGCCAGAAGAGCGCGATCAGAAAATGGCCTTGGATCGGTCAAACCTATACGCTCAGCGGATTCAAGGGATGGCCAAGACCCATCCGTACTTGGCGCAGCAGGAATACAACAAGGCTGTACAAGGCGGGAATCTGGTTGGCCAAGACGTCGCCAGGGTTGGAAACTTTGTTACATCTCAAGGCCGAGAGGTTGGTAGTCGAAACATCGCCACGCAGTCGATATCAGGGGCCGATCTTACTCCAGGCCAAGGCATTGTGTCGCAGACAAGCGCTAGGGAGGCTGTTGGCCAATATGAGTCTAAAGGCAACTACACAGCAATTGGGCCAGATATAACGCACCGAGTAAATGGAACCGACGTAACCGAGCACGCACTTGGCAAGTATCAAGTGATGCAATCGAATCTGCAACCTTGGCTTAAGGAAGCTGGGATGGCGCCGATGTCTGAGGCTGAGTTCCTCAAGAGCCCAACGGCGCAGGATGCCTTATTTGACTTTAAGTTCAGCCAGTATCAGCAGGAAGGCAAGTCGTTCAACGCCGCCGTGAATCGTTGGTTTAGTGGATCATACAATCCTGATCCTAATACTAGCGATGGATATCACACGGCAAACCAATACTTGGTTGCAACGAATGCGACGTTGGCACATAACATGCCACTTGCGGATCTTCAGGCCAAAGCGCGGGCGATTGCAAGTCAGCAATACCCTGATGACCCAATCGTTGGTGATTACGCTGTTAGCCATGTTGACGCGATGTATAACCAACAGCGAATGGCTCAGCGGAATGATGAGTTCAATAATCAGCAGACCATTGCTAGCGCCTTAATGCCGGGCCAAGATGGCAAGCTGGTTACGTCGCTAGAAGAATTGAAAGCCAAGGATCCAAGTGGCAAAGTTGAGGCGGCCTGGAACTCGTTGCCAGCTACGAAGCAACTACAGTACCGTGAGATCTTCGCCAAGAATGCCAAGGGCGGTTATGCGCAGACCCCAGAGAACCAAGCAGAGTTCTATCGGTTGAGTGGAATAGCGTTGAACCCAGCGTCTACGCCTGAACAATTGCAGGAGCTGCTATCGACCGACGTTAATACGTTGTATATGCCAGCGCAACAGGCGCAGATGTTATTGAAGACTCAGCAACAGGTGTTCAAATCTCAGCAAGGCAACCCGGCTGTAACACATGCGTTGCAGGTGTTGTCACCGGTGCTAAACGACCCTGCGATTGATATCAATAAAAAGGACAACCCGGACGATTACAACAAGTTCATTGGCGCGCTGCATGACGCAATGCAGGTGCGGATGGAATACACCAAGAAGCCGTTAAACGACGACGAGATCAAAGACATTGGTTCGCGGCTGCTCCAGCAGAAGCAGTATCCAGGTAAATGGTTTGGTACCAACTCTGATCACATGTTCAAGACGCCAGTACCTGACGATCAGCGGCAGAAGATTATTGATTCATTTGCAGATTATGGACAGGTGCCAACCGAGATCCAGATCAACAATGCTTGGGTTGCTAAGCAATTTAACGAGCTATATAGCAAAGGTCAGAAATGAGCGATTATGACTCGATCGTTGCGGATCAGCTGAATGAAGGGCCAGCAATGGCCTCGGCGGCAGCGAACGACAATCCTGACCAAGCGGCGCGAGCGATGCAGCTCAGCCAATACACAGGCGTACCTAGTTCTGCGATCTACAATGACGTTGATTCATTTGAGGCCCAGCATAAGGCTGAGCTATCCAGCTATCTGGTACGGAACAATCCATCGTTGGATCGATATATCCATTCGCATGATCTTGCGGCCAGTGTATCGAACGATGATTGGGGGAACCTAGATCAGTTTTCGCAAGGGGCTAAGAAGACCACGTCGCTATTGAATATGGTGAACGGAGTTATCGGCAAGCCTTTAGAGCCATTGCGTCAGGGCCTAGAAGGTGCCGCCAGTGGTGCGCTTGATAGCTTTCAAGAGGGCTTTGGTTCGATTCCACAACATGCAATTGTGGATGCCTTGGCAAGCCCCGATCTAAAGAACCATCCATTGAATTATGCCCTTGCATCGGCTGGTTGGGCTCCATTCGAGTTGCTTGGCAAGGTCGCAGCGGGGCTTATGCAGGTGCCGTTTGGCGCTGCGCGTGGTGGCGCCGAGGGTGTGGCACGCGGGGCTGGTGCCGATGAGAGCAACATTGCAGCCGCTGGTCGTGAAGCTCAGGGTTTGGTTGAGTCTGAATTCGGCCGCGGCCATGAGGTAACAGAGCCACCAGGGCCATCTCAATTGGAAATGGATATTGGGCAGCAAGTTGGTATAGCTGCCAGTGCTAGTGACGCTGCTCGGGCTGCCAAACCTTGGCTCGACGAAAACATGGAACCGCCACGTGGAGTGCACCCTGAAATCGACGCAGCGAAGGCTCAGATCAATCAGCTTGGGCTAAAACAGCTTGATGAGGACCTAGCGGCAGCTCAGGCAAGCTTGACCAAAGAGCGCAGCCCAGAAATGTTCCAGAAGTTTGCCGAACAGCATTATGGGAACAACACGATTTCAATCGCCGGCGATCGTGTTGCGGAGCTGTACGGTGATAAGATCCCTGAGGCAGGCGATGGTGTACTTGGCTTTGTTCCTGGAATCGCGGATAAGCTAGCGCTAGCGCGTGAGACTGGCGATGATGTTCATATACCTGTTGCGGATTGGGTGTCAAATGTTGATCCGGCGATCGCCAAGGAACTGCACGACGATATTCGGATCTGGCCGAGCGGCGTTACTGCGCGTGAGGCCGCGGAACCAATTGAGCCAAGGGCTGTCGTAGATTCCCCATTGGCTCAGGTCCGCGATGTCACCGGTCTTGAGCCAATGTTTGCGGTTGGGGATCGGAAGCTGAGCCTAATGAAGGGCGCTGAGATCCCGGGATTTGAAGAATTTCACAGCTACAAAATGTTGGATCAGAATGGCAAACCTGTAGGGGATCTGGAGATTGTCCCAGATGAAGCCAAGAAACAACTTTATGTTGCAAATATCAATGGCCTTGCTGGGCTGTACTCCAATAGCTTCGGCCCTAGCCTAATCCGCGATCTTAAGCGCCAGCTCAAGGAACTCTATCCAGACTACGAGACCATCACTGGCCATCGGGTATCTGGTGCGCGAGAAGCCGCCGGAGTCTGGGAAGACCCTGCACAGAGCAACCCGGTTGTGAAGCTGGCGGTGGGGTGGGATTCATCAGATACCACAAACGAGCATAACCAATTCCGAGATATTCTTTCGGGGGCTTGGCAAGACTATAATTATAGAGTCTCTGCAAATGTGAAACCTACTGATCTGTTTACGCAGCATGAACAAGAGATCTCAGGCGCAATTCAACAAGAGCTGCAACGGATTGCGCCAAAGGCCAACTTTACTCCAACGCAACAGATCAAGGCCACTGGGCATGGTCAGCCTCATGGCGTGTTTATTCAGTATGCGGATCGGCCGCCGCAGATTCTATTGGATCTATTTAGTGAAGACCCGGTTGGATACGCTAAGCATGAGGCAATCCATTACCTTCGTAGCCAAGGGTTCTTCACCGAGGATGAATGGGGCACGCTGACCAAAGCTGCAAGGGCAGAGAATTGGGCCGATCGCTATGGGATCTACGAGCGATATCCTGATCTAGAAGGTGGTAAGCAGCTTGAGGAATCAATTGCTGAGGCATACCGCGAATGGGCCAAGT